ACGCTCCACGGCCGTGTCGTGGTAGTTGTAGCTGCCGTGGATACACCCGGTATACCAGCTGATGAGGCCGGAGCAGTCCGTGCAGCGCTGGCCTATGTACCTGGCCGCCTTAGCCTTGTAGGTGGATGTGTATGTACCTGGGTTCTCCCGAGCCAATCGGTCCAGGATGGCCTGGGTAAGGACCTCACCCTTAGCGCCGTAGACATAGGGCGTGCCCAGCTTGTCCTTGCAGTGCTGAATTAATCCCGCTGCTGTTTTACTCATGTCGTACCTCCATTTCTAATCGCGTCAATCTGTGCCTGTAAATCTGCTATCACCGCCCGGGTATCCTGCACATATTCCAGCCCCACATCCGGTTCCGGCCCTCCTGCGGTGATGGTCACATGGGTGGTGCCGGTGTAGGTGGTAAGGGCGTTCAGGGCGGCTTGGGTATCGGCTGGGAGGGGTGTCCAGGTGGGAGACTCTCGCTCTGCTATTACTATCATGGGACGAGCCGTAAGCGATGCTTTAAGGGAATCGAGTGTAGTAGTACTGTTAATATATACCCTTAAGTAATGTCCATCGGCATTAGTCGCTGGGGCAATAACATTCTCATTTTTCCCGTTCCATGCATTGCTATTGGTATCAACTTTTAATTCATTACACATTAGCCTGGAATCTTTTTTTATTAGATTATCATAAGTAGATGTACCAAACGAATTGGAGCCTTTGCTTTTATAATGCAACCAATCCTCATTGCCATCGAGGATTAACTGTACCAACTGCCGCTCGACACCCCACACACCATGCCGACATGTGATACGGTCCCTTGCATCCCCAATGCCACGTAACGGCTCCGTGAGGGAGATTTGGGCAGTCTTGGACTGGTAGGATTGCCAGGGGAGGGCTGTGCTGCCAGCATTAATCATAGGCCATATGGTCTCATTAACTGTTATATTAGGGCTTACTTGGATAAACACCCTCACCCAGGCTTCATTGCCATTTATTGTAAAAGAATTAAGATGGTCAGTATAAGTCAGTCCATCTTTGCTAATTCGGCCAAAAAACTTAGGTTGATTTTTTCCTCCACTAACACTGTAAGTTCCAGGTGGTAAAGATATAGGACAATACGTATTCGCATATCCTGTAGCAGTACCATCCACCGTGAAACTTCCGTCCCCATTATTAGTAAATTTAATGCCTAAGACTGTTGCTGATTCTAACAGGCTTGCATCAAATAACTGCGCCCCCGTCACCGTCACATCCAGCAGCTGCGGATACTCTGGTGATGGGCTGGGTTTTCCTTCGGTGTAAGGTTCCCAGGTCCCATGATGGCTGTCCAGGCATAACATCGGGCGGATGGTTGCGTTTGTAACTGTAAGGCCGCTTTTGACACGTATCCTTGCCAGCCCCAGGTACATCATATCATCCGATTGTATCGTTTTTCCGCCTTGCACAGTACCCATATAGGTCCCTCCACCATCATATATATCGTACTGGCACCAGACTTCCTCCGCCTTTTCGGGACTGGAATACAATGATTTTATGATACCGCTTCTTAGAGGGATTTTGGTTCGGTTGAAAATAAAATCCGCAGTATCCGTTGAGGTTCCGTTTATAGTGATTGTACCATCCCCATTATCAGTAAACGTTACACCGTTTCTCGTGACTGTTTTATCGTCATAGGGATATGGCAATAGCTGCGCCCCCGTTGTAACCGTCCCTGTGCTGATAATAGGCTGGGGATAATCTGCGCTGGGGGATGGCTGTCCTCCCGTATATGGCTCCCAGGGGAGGGCTGTATCTCCGATGTTGAGCATTACCTCTGTAAATATTACTGTGTTTGGTGTATCTAATGCTGTAGCTGTATTATTGGCATACAGTCTTAATTCGATAGCTGTTATGTTGTTCGGAACAACAATTTTTTTCTCACCTGTAGCATTATTAATTTGATAATATTTTTTGCTATTATCATCTAGCGTTAACGTCAACTGAGCGGAGACAGTCACGCCAGGGTTATCATTTTTTATGCCACACGATAATGTCACGTTCTTCCCAGCAATTAAATCAACTGGTATATATATTCCAGTTGATGCATATGCTTTGTTTCCAGATACAGTGATTTCTTTTTTGTCATCGGATACCGTCGATGACGCAGAAACGTCATCCAGATTCGAAGCGTCAAACAACTGCGCCCCGGTCGTCACCATCTGCTCGCTCCTCCCGGCTATTTCCAGGCCGGGTATTGGGGCCTCCCACGCATCCTCTATACTGACCCGTTCGGTACCGGATGCGGAGCCTATGAGGGCATTGGCGTACTTGAGGTCGGTCTCACGCTTGTTGTAGCCCACAAAGGTATCCTTCTGAGACTCCACGTAGGCCTTGTTATCCTCCAATACCTTGGCGGATGCAGCAGCAGACTCAGCGGCAGCCGTGGCAGAACCGGAGGCGGCTGTCTTACTGGCCTGGGCGTCATTGGCGTATCCCTGGGCAGTGGTTACCCGGGATTCCATCTGCTGCACGAACTGTTCATACCAAGACGGGTCTGGTTCCAGGATGCCTCCTCCGATTTCCAGTCCGTCATGGATATCATACGTTGCCGGCAGGGTCTTCCAAATGGTCCACTCACCTACACTGTCAGTACCGGTCGCATATATCATCATCTGGATTGACCCAGGTTCCTGAGTTGCCTGTGCCGGTACCTGCCAGCACATCCTGACATAATTGTCCGACCAGGACACATTGCAGGGTACGCTGTCCCCACCCCCATGGACCGTCTGGTAGTGGATATACAGGCGCTGGACGGTAAGGTCCAGGCCGTCATCGTACCGCGGCAGCTGGAAGCCCACGAACTGAGCATTTTCCTCGCCACGCACAGATATCTGGTCGTTGAAATCCGCAATGCGCTTGTTGGTGACCGGAACATACTCCAGCTCCACGTACAGATGGAAGGATGGGTAATTATTATCCTTGGTCCATGTTTCGTCAACAGCTGCATATGCCTGTGCTGCCAGTATTTCATTTACTGTTGCCATGCCTGTCCACTCCCCCTCTCCTGCTTAATCGTAATCAGATTGGTGGTAATCCTCTGGCCATTCTCATGCTGGCCAACCACCCCGATTTTAAATGTGTCATAGGCCGTCACCTCATCCGGGACAATGCAGACACCGTCTGTTATCAGTCTGCCGACCTCCTGGGTCTGTAAGTATGGATAGAAGGCCGCCACCCGGACAGTCCCGTCCCAGTCCGGGCCGAACTCAAACGCCGCCTGCAGGTAGCCGGATGTACCGGCAATTATGTTGCTAAAATCACAGCCAGGAGCCCTTATTAGCTCCTGGCTGGATACTTTGAATCTTAATGTCCTCATGGCATTGCCTTTCTGCTGTTGCGATATCGCAATTACTCTGTTTTCTGCGATTTTCCTTTTAACACCTCAATGGCATTCACTATAACATCGGATTTCACAATACCCATGAGTCCGGCATTCTCCACAATCGACAATGCCTCATTTGCGATAAATCCATATGTAGCTGCCAGCATAATGTAATCCACCCCCAGGGCCACATCAAGCTGATGGGCTACCGCCAATAGACACACCATCATGAACTTCTTGCACAGTCCTTTAAGCATGGCATTTGAACTGGCCGCACCGCTCTCTGATTTTGGTGACTTTTTAAACACCACGGCCACCAGGAATCCCGCTATCAGGTCCAGTCCCATAAGTATGAGCACGATACTCAGTGTCGGAGTCCAGCCACCAAAAAGCTTTACTCCTGCCGCTGCGGCCATACCAGCAATGGCGCATATAATATCTTTCTTCATTTTCATATACCTCACCTACTCTGTAATCAGTTCTTCACATTCCAAGTCAACCAGTACCTGGCGTACCTGGTCCTTAATTTTATCCGGGACCTGCCCGAATGTCTTCCTGCCCTTAACAATAAGCGTTGCATAGATAACTGCCATGGTGTCTGCCTCCTTCCTCAATAATAAAAAGAGCAGTAGTCTAAGCATTGAGTGCCGCCTCGACTTCCGCCCTTAATTTCTCTGGGACCTGTTCAATCGTTTTCCTGCCCTTGCGGATAAGGTCCGCATACACAGTTGCCATATAGCTTGCCATACCTTACGCCTCCATTCCTTCATAGATTTCTGTCAGTGCCATCTGGGTGTTGGTTATCTCTTCGGCCAGCGCCAGATTGGCCTCATACTGCTCGGTAAGCGCCAACTGCGCCTCTGTGAGTTGGTCCCCCAGACTTACCACCTGTTCCTGCAGACGTCCAATATCTGATTCAGGCAGATAACTAAAGACTGGCTGCGGGTTGTCCGCATCCGTCACATTAATATGGTCCAGCTGTGCACCATCGGGGATGTCCACCCATATGCACTGCAGGCCCTGGGGAACCTGTTCCTCACTGTAGACAATCGTCCATATACGGCCGGTGTCGTCATAGATTACTAATGCTTTCATGTTTCATCATTCCTTTCTTTGTGATATACTGTTTATCAATGATGGTTTCAAGTATAGGTATGTTTCCTATCTTACGATACTATTGTTTATGGGAAGCTTGTTTTTAGAGTCATAATATTGTTTATGGGAAGTCTATATTTGGTGTGGCTGGCAATGTACGCAAGTATGCCATGAAAAACAGTACCGTATCATCCTCAGGTACTGCAAGCATCTCTATCAGTGCTGGATATGACCCTGGAAGGTCAATGTATAAGGCGACAATACCAACAGGGTTTAATGTATCGTGTATTGCCTGGACAGATGGTGCCCTAGTGGGATTTTGGTCTGGTAATCCTGCCCACTGTGCCGGAGGGGGTTACCGATTTGATTTTAATATGAGTGGTGCTTGGCATGTAAATAGTACTAATGCTGTCTTACCTTGTATTGAAAATGGTACTGTCTGGTACTGTGTCGCCGGATATTATTAATAGTAACCAAATACTTTAACTGTCATATTTCTTCCTCCGTTTATTGAGCCCGCTGGGAGTCTTACCAAGCTGGAGTTTAAGGAATAAAATCCGCCATTGAGCCAATATAAAAATTGGGTTCCATAACTACTTCGGTTGCTTCTTTCAGCATAAGCAAACCCCCATCCATCTCCTCCTCCATGAATAGGGGTGTAATCAGCGTGTTCACCTACAATTGATGCATAGAGGGGTGTGAATCCAATATTGCTAATACTCACATAATAAGCATATATGGAGCAATCACCTCCCGTAAAATTGACTTTACCGGTAGATGATGTAAGGGTTTTTGTTATACTCGCATACTTCCGCACATTTCCGGAAACGCCAAAAATGCTCTTCCCATAAACAATATTATTTGCATTTAGGTTTCCATCCCCCTTAATAGTCTGTGCCCCGGCCAGGAACTGATTAGCCGCAATAACCTGGTTAGATGTCCCTGGCGTGTAAGTCTTAGCGGCTATCTCTGCCATGATTCCAGTCAATGGATTTCCGTCCTTATCTACAATCATTTTCCCTTTTCGTACATCCGATTCCGCTGCTGTTATCACATCCAGGTCCGCGCCATCACCGCCTCCCGGTATCCATATCTTACCCATTACTGCTCCTTTCCAAAACCGCCAATATCTCTGCCTTCTCGCCTTTTGTCAGGTTCCTGTAACCTTCCAGGATGTCTGCCGGTTCCTCTCCCTGATTCTTCCGAATCTGCAAGGCCCGGATGATGATGTTTTGCTGTATATTGGGTAGCATTACATTGCACCCCCTATCATGTCCGCCATTGCAATAGTCAGTTCCGCATTCTCCTGGCGGAGCTGCGCCATCTGCTGTTCCTGGGTGGGAATATATTTAACCAGTGTCACTCCATCGGATTTATAAAAAACTCCGTCGATGAACTTATCTCCTATCTCACAGGGATATTGCAGACAATCCACCGCTATAGCGTCGTCTCCATATACCGCTCTTGCTACTCTATTAGCATCCTCGTAGCTGTATGCCACCACTACATTCTGTACTACTCCATCATGAATATGGGCATATATTTCATGCGCTGTCATATCTGACCTCCTTAATATAATCTCAATAAGACCACTCCAGAACCGCCTGGCCCTGGTTGTCCTGGAGTGGGCCAGTAGGCCTGGTCACGTCCACGGTTAGCTCCACCGCCTCCACCTCCAGTATTAGCACCGCCTGCTCCGGAACCGCCTCCTCCCCCTCCAGAACCGCCTCCGCCTGCATCATAGAATAACCAGTAATCATGTCCGTCGTCTGTATATAATCCACCTCCCTGTCCACCAGCTCCTCCTCCGGCATACAGTGTTCCGTTAGATTCTCCGAAGGCTCTGGTTGTACTTCCCTGTCCCTTTCCTCCTGATGTTCCTGCATTATTTCCATTTGAGCCATTGGAACCGCCGTTACCGCTTCCGGTCTGCGGGGACCATAAGCCATTTATATTCCCCCTTCCCCCTCCACCTGAACCCCCATTTGCGCCGGTGGTCAGATTGCCGGCATGACCTCCCCCACCAGCAGAGCAATGGCTCCCAAATGAACTGCCGTTTCCTGCGCTTCCCACGCTTACAGCCACCACCTCACCAGGAACAACTGATATCCCCTTCTTGGTACTAGTGTAACCTCCACCTCCACCAGTTCCTGCATGATACGGCTGCCCATATGGACCGTTATACTGCACGTTGCCTCCGTTCCCACCACCACCTACACAGAATACATCAGCCTTCGTGTACCCGACTGGTATGGTGTATGTTTGTGAACCCTTGAATGTGATGTTTAGCTGGCCGGATGTCGTCACCTCCGCATTCAGCACATTTCCAGTCAATTCCCCAGCACTGCACGTTACATATGGGTATACACTGAGACAATACTTAGTATTTAATGCCGGAAGGTCTATGTATGCCTGTGACTGACCTTCTGATGCCGTATTGTTCCCGGCCCCTTTATATATCTGTACTCCGCCAGTCTTGCCCGGGTATCCGCTGCTGGAATAGCGGATATACACTCCGCTGTAAGGTTTCCCTGCTGCCGCCTTTGGATTCTGCCACTTCGCCAGTACCCGGCGGCCAGAATAGGCGGCTACGCTAAAAGACAGTAAGCTGTTGACCGTCATTCGTCCAGTGCCTGGCTCGTCGTTACTGTCCGATGTGACCGCAGTTTTCCCAGCCAACACATGGTCCAGCGTGGCTGTACACTCATCGCTTCCGGTTCCGCCTCCGCTCCCGCCTGTCATCAATATTTCACCCATCTGTCTTTACACTCCTTTCAAGCCTACGGTCATGTCAATCGTGGGCTTCTTATTGTAACATTTAAATGTTGCCTGTCCATCTGCCGTGTCCCCATCGTCAATCATCCCGAATGCTTTGTTATACGCTTTCACCTGCTCCGGTGTCGCTCCGTCCGCAATCACCTTTACCAGTATGGGGCTGTCCTCCGCTATCAGCCCCTCTACCGATACAGTCTGGGTGTATGGAGCCGCCGCACTCCATCCGGATACCGGAAGTGTGACGGAAACAACATGGTTCAGGGCGTTTACTGCCTTGTTGGTAAGATTAATGTCGTCTGGCCCGAAAACATCGCCTTCCTGACTATATACAGTCACGTCCTGGATTTCCGACTTTCCTTCCCCATCCTGGCTTATCAGATACTTCCGGTTGCCCTCGAACACATCTGCCTTGTAATCTGTTTTTAATGCCATTCTTACCTCCTGTTTCCTATTACCCTCATGCCCAGCCTAAACGCCAGGCGCTGCTGGCCACTTACCATGCTGTCATACATATCCCCCAGGTCCTTGAGTATCTGTTCGATATCGTTTGCCTGATAGATACTGCCATACGTTATCTTCGCCGGGCTGGCTGGCGTACTGGCCTTGACATAGTAGGCTGACCGAAGCGCCTTTATGTTGCTCAGTAATCTGGTCATCTCTGTGTCGGTCCGAAAATCCTCCATCTTCCATTCTTTCGTTTGAATGATTACCCCCAGACGCTCTGCCAAAAGCGCACAGGCCTCCTCCACCCGGTTTAAACAAATATAATCCGCATAGACCTTATCCAGGTCTGCCGCAAGGTCTGCCGCTGTCCTGTCAGTAATCAATGTATCTAATACCGTACTCACCTCACTGTCACCTCCGCTGTAATCTTCCTTCGACTGAACTTAAAATCCAGCTTCGTGATATTGCCTGTCATTGTCCCCCGGAAACCAGTAGATACATTCACACGGTTTCCCAGCTCCTGGTCGTTGATGGCTGCCCGAAAGCTGATGCTTTCATTGCTACTGTAATAGCTATATACCCTGTCCAGAACTTCCTGGGCATTAGCAGCTGTTACCAGAGTTGCCTCCTTAACTTCGGCAATGTTCTTATTCTGAGTAATCTTTGGGTTTTCTGTCAGTAGCATAGCTGTGCTGTGGTTATACTTAAGCCCGGTCAGTACCACCTCTTTACCTGTGCCAGTTATGCAGGCATAATTGTCTCCATGCTCCCCAAGGGTCCCGCCGGTAACAGACAGACTGTAGTAAGGTTCTGAAAACTCTATCTTCGTGTTGCCGTCCAGGGTCCCCTTATACAGTTGCGCGGATTCCGTTCCCTGGGTATAGCTGTGTACATACAGCCGGATGCCGGTTATGATGTCACTGTGTTCCACCGATAGTCCCAGCCGGATATCCCTGGCCGTAAACTCACCAGTGACCCCGGTCTGCTGTGGGTATATGTAAAGCTGCCGGTCGTAACTGGTATCTACCAGGGCACCGATTGCAAAGGCCAGTTGCTGCAGAGCCACGCGCTTGGTACATATTGGTAGGTACCCACTTACCCTCGCATCTACATAGGAGTCATCCAGGAAGTATGTGATACCCTCCCCGGCCATGATACTGGCCAGGATGTCTGATACCAGGGCATCGTCATACACACCGCCCATGAACTGGTTATTATCCAGAATTCCCACAGCATCCTGAGTCTCCACGGAATACCGCTTTGCCCCCAGCTGCTTCCCATCTTTCAGATAAAAAATCCCCATGATTGCCTCGTCAAAATATAGCGTCTGCTTCTGCCGTTTTTGAAACTCAAACGCATATTCTGACTTGCTGCGGATGGTGTAGTCCATGGTATTGATGCTTACCTCTTCGGATATCGGATTCAGCTCCATCAGACAGCTGATATCGTCAATCTCATTATCCTTGAACACACGGATGAGTCCCCAGGTTATCCCGGTCAGGAATACGTTCCGGTATGGCTTGCTGGTCTCCTGGAAGGTAATGACCACCTTGTTGTAATAATCTACGATTCCGTAGCAGAAATAGCTGCCAGCATCCGGATGGTAAATCCGGTCAGCCAGCAGGGTATCATCCCGGTACCATCTGATGTTGACCTTGCTGCAATAATCTCCAGAATAATCATTAAACGCCAAAGTTATCCCAACACTGGAATAATTCTGCCCGAACGTGAATATCAATGCTGGGGGATTCGCAAAGATTCCATTTCTGTCAGATATACTGTCACTTACGTATCCCATATCATCCAAGGCATCCGGTGCGTTGATATACCCTCCATCCATCTTGGCATATCTCGGGAGACACATGGCATAGTCCGGAAACTCCACACCTGCCTTCAGGTCCTGCAGGTCTACGTAATAATCCTTGTCATCCGATATGACCTCGTTATCCTCTGCAGCCCCCAAGGCAATGTCATCATAGACAATCTTAAGGCCACCGGCGTCTGTCATCCGCTGGTTCTTAAGCACCGACAGCCAGAGATAACGGTATGGACGGTTTGTCTGCAGGAAGGTAATCACCAGTTGGTTGAAAAGCGGTACCTTAGCCCGGCAGAAATATTCCACTCCATCCGGGCTGAAATCCTGTTCCTGGACCAGTCCGGAATCCTTGTACCAGGCAATCTTAAGTTTGCTGGCGTAATCCCCGGATGTCCGGTTGCATACCACAGATACACCGTTGCTGGTCTTTAACCGGTCAAATGTCACTATAATCATTGGCGGTGTTTCAAAGACTCCCTCAGGGCCGCTGAGCGCCGTGCTGATATATCCCTTCTGCCCCTGCTCCACCATGTCCGGCGTATTACTATATGTGCCATCCATCTTGGCATATCTGGGCAAACAGTAAGCAAATGGTGGCATATTTTGTTCAAGGCTGGACAGGTCGTCCACAGATGAGTACGGCTGCTGTCCATTGGTCTCTACCCTTACATCCCACTTCACCGCTTACCGCCTCCTCTGTGGTTCCATTGCTGTAAAATTCAGGGACAGCCCATCCATACCCCATATGTTTTTACCGTTTCGTATCCGCAGCTTATCCTTACCCTGGCTGACGTAAGCCTGGAAGGTCAATGTCTCCTGGCCATAGGGAAAGGTCATCTCATGGCTCGCGTAGTTTGGGTCGGATATGATGTTGTAAAACGCATCATAGGATGCTAGGTCGTCCATCTTGGGGTAAATTTTCATTGTGTAGTTGTAGAAGGTACCTATGATGTCCCTGTCCATGTTGTAATCCATGGCACGTCCAGACTGCTCTGAATCCGTAACGGCAAAACTCCGTTCCAGCGAATCCTTCTCTACCTCAACGTTATAGGCCTTACCGTCCATCAAAAATACACTACCCATATCAACCTCCTACAATTACCAGACTTACGCCCTTGCGCGCTGCCTCTTTGTCAAGTTCTGGTTTAAGCAACCGTACCATTGCCGCCAGACTCCCTGTCACTTTCAGTACAATCTGAATCGGCCGGTTCCCTTCCGCCTGTAGACGGCTTATCATCTCGTCCATTTTAGCCACCAGGTAGCCCAGCATCTCTTCCTGGCCGTATCCTGCCGTGTTCCTCATGCTGCTTGCGGACATCTCACCTGCCCTTGGCGGCACAACGGTTCCGCTGGCCATCCTGGGCAGGTAGGATGCTGCGTTCGGGATGTTGATACCGATAGGCAGATGCACCTCCACACCGTCAAACACATCCATGACACCATCCAGCCACTTCTGGACCGCGCTTCGGGATGATGCCGCCATAGCACTAATGCCGTTGTTGAATCCGCGCACCACATACTCTGCAATGCTATAAAACTCCTTGGACGGCGAGTTAATGTCAAACTCTTCCCGTGCTTCCTTCATGGCATCACTGGCCCATTTACGGATAGCATTCATTGCAAGATAAGAAAATTCTGTTATACCATTGGCGAAACCTTCATTGATGCGTTTGGCCATTTCCTTAAAGGCTGCATACATCCCGCCGGTGCCCTCCAGGTCGCTATCGCCCCAGAACCATTCCCGCACATTTTTAGCCCAGGTTTCCATTGGTGCCTGTGTTTCAACATGGCTGCCCTCAATTTTGACCTTGAATGCCTGGATAATAAGGTCTGCAAACTTCGTCCAGGATAACTCATTCACGCCCTGCGCTTCATCCGCTCCCACGAACCACTTTCTGACATTCTCTGCCCAGGTCTCCATGACTGTCTGGGACTTCGTATAGTTCTTACTGACCGAATTGTTAAATCCGGACAGGATACTTGTCGCCCACTGACGGGCCTCCGTGGAGTCCCCGGTGCTAATTCCAAACTTGTTGGCAAACCAGCTGGCCACGCCGGACGCCCAGGACTGTATCACGCCCTGGGAAGCTGCCTGCTCATTTGTCACACCCTGGTTAAACCCGGCCACGGTGTTGGAGCCTATGCCGGACAGCACTGTTGATGGGCTGTGGATTCCCAGCAGGCTTTTGATACCATTCACGAACGGGTCTGTGATGTTGGCCTTTATGAAGCCAACCGGGTTGGAGAAGAACTCCTTGACGCCGTTGCAGAATCCATCCCAAAGATACTGCCCCATCCCGGCCATGACCGTTGACGGGCTATGGATGCCAAACCCTGCCTTCACACCGTTTACAAACGGGTCTACAACATTGGTCTTAATCCAAGTGACCACGCCCTTGGCAGCGTCTGTTATGCCCTTAAGCATGCCCTCCCACACATTGCCGCCGCACTCCTCTATCTTTCCGTTAAAGTAGTCCTTCGCCGCCGCGAACCCGTCCGCTATCAGGGTACCAATGAAGTTAGCCAGAGCACCAAAGGCAACACCCAGAGCAGAATACAACAACGTGTAAATCTTCCCCGCAAGACCAATCCAGTCCACTGCCTCAATGCAGTCAACAATGCCCTGCACGAAGGATGCCCAGTCTGTCTCCTGCACCACGGTAATCAAAAAGTCCAGGATACCAATGACAAATGTGCTAAAGGCCTCTCCGACCTGCGCCCATTGGAATGTCTGGAAAAATGTGCTGATGCCTGTTGCCACCTTATTGCCAAACTCCGTCCAGTCAAACGTGGATGCAAATTCCAGGAGCAGGGCGAAGGCCCCGTTAAGCCCGGATGCAATCAGATAACCAAACTGTACCCAGTCAATCGTTCCAGTAATGCCCATGAGGCAGGTAGCAAGGGCGGCACCAATGGCTCCCCAGTCCACACCCAACACAAATCCCAGCAGTCCGGATATCTTGACTTGGAAGTATGCACCGATGGTTGCACCAAATAAACTCCAGTCAACGGTATCAACCATTCCCATCAGACCTACCCCCAGTGCATTACCCAGCATGAACCAGTCAATCTGCGTGAGTAACAGATATAGGGTATTAGCCAGGGTGTTGATACCGGTACCGAACATGATACCAATAGCGTACCAGTCAATCGTGGCAACCAGGCTGTTGAACATGGTCGTGAAGGCTGTCACGAATGCAGTTATCTGCGCCCCAGTGTTATCCCAGCTGATAAACTGTGTGAAACTCTGTACTGCTTCATTGATTTTCTGGCCAATCAGCTGGCCGATTCCTTCCCAATCCCCAGCTGCGAACATCTCCTTCAGCCGGTTGGCAAAATCGCTGATTCCCTTGTCTATACCGACAGTCTCAAACATATCTGATGGGCTGGCACCGCCTCCTCCGCCTCCGGATGCATCCGCGCCCTGCTGCTGTATCTGTACAAGGTCATCAAATGGAGCCAGGGCTTTCTTGGCCTCTTTACCGGCTGCACTCGCAGCCCCTCCTGTCTTTTTAAGACTGGCTGCATAATCTTCATTGGCCTTTTTGGCCCGGATGTATGTACTCCCGCCTCCCAATGCAGAAAAGAACTGGTTGATATAACTCACCGCTGTAGCCAGCAGGTTAATCAGAGTATTAAGTACCGGAGCCACATAGGACAGAATGGGTGCGAACGCCGCCGCAAAACTATTTTTAAGGTAGGTCATGTTGGTCATCAGTCCGGACATGGACTGGTTCGCGCTGTCCGAATACTGCACCAGGTTCTGCATGCCCTCCTTAACTCCTTGGATGGCCGCCCTCATGGCCATGCGGATAAGCATGAGCTTAAACATATTAGATAGTTTCAGGATGCTTTTGCTGACGTTGTTGGAAGACTTCCCCAGGCCCTTCAAGCTGGATACTGCCTGTTTAGCCTTATTGGCCAGACCTCGACCAATACTTTTTGCAAAGTTACCAACCGCGCTTGCAGCTTTTAAAAATGCGGATTGGATTGTTTTGGAAAACTTTCTTGTTTCATGTCCGGTATCCGTCAGTAATTTCTGATAATCCTTTAATTCTGAATTAATCTGGGCGATTTCAGCAGCATTACTGTCGTACTCCTGATGCCCCAGACCAATACCTGATGACTGCAGCTCCTTCTGGCGTGCTTTCAGTTCCTGCAGACGCTTGTTCAGGTCAACAATCCTCTGGCTGCTTACCTGTGCATTCTCCGCAATCTCCCTCAGCCTGATTGCCTCATCCGCCGCACTGCCTTCCTTTTCAATCAGTTCTATCAAGCGCTGTTTCTGTACATATAGGCGGTTATTCAGTCCATCAAGTGCGGCAGCCTTCTTTTCATACGAGGCGCTTTCCTGTCCTGAGGTAAATGCCCGGTCGCGGTCCACAGTGTCCTGCAGCTCGGCTTTGTATGTATCCAGCTTCCTGGTTGTTTCGTCAATATCATACTGCAGGCTTTTCCATCGGGATGAGTTATGCTTTACGCCCTGGCTCTCCATTTTAGCCTGTCTGTCCAGAAGTCCATCCAGTTTAAGCTGGGTCTTTTCCACCAGGCCGGACAGTTCCCTATATTCTTCTGTCGGGACGCTTGTTCCCTCCATCTTTTCCATTTCAGACACAAGACTCCGTATCTTCTCTTCGGTCTGTACAATTTGGTTCTCAAGGGATGAAATCCTGGTAGATTTGTTGAACGCCTCATTCGCACTTTGACCAGCCGCTTCAAGTGCTTTTGCGCACCGGTCAGCTGCCTTCCTTATGGAACTTACCCCATCCTCGAAGCCATCCGTATTTATTTTTGTATCAAATCTCAGACTGCCATCTGCTGCCATACAATCACCTCCTGTCCAGGCATAAAAATAAGACGCCCGTCTAGCGTCTTAACCCAATAAGTTATTCCAATAATCAATCTCCGCCTGTTCCTCTTCGGTATACCGTTTCCGGATGTCGCAGAGTTTCTTGTTGTTGCGGTAAAACTCCTGTTCCCACTTCTCCAGCTTCTTACCCTTGGCTTTCTTCTGCCTGATGCCCAGAACCGTGGAAAAGGTACCCTCTTCTATCTCCATGAAATATCCAGAAAAGGTCCACCAGTGGATGTATGGGGCCGCCCTGGTTTCCATCCCAGCAACCTTATTGATTGCCGGGAACAAAATGGGCTCATCCTGCTCCCAGTCCATCACCTTCCGGGCCGGCTTCTTATCGTCCTCCTCCTGGCCGCAGTCCACGAACCACTTGGCCTGTAGGATAGCTTCCTCCAGATGTTCCTGAGGTATCTGCCCAAATCCATCCCTGTATAACCGTTTCATGAGGATTTCCAGCTTCTCCGGGGCCGAAAACTCCGGGTCGGAACAGGCAGCCAGGAAAACAAGTATGTTCCGGTAATCTGTTTCAATGGGATATCTTACCCCGCCCACATCAAGGCTGGTTGGTAACCGGCCAATCATTTCTCTATATCCTCCAGATACTTCATGGACTTTTCTCGGTTCTTTCTACTGTATTCCTCGACAGCTGGCCGCATCAGCACAAGCAGGCCATCCAGTACCCCTTCATACAGGTATTTCTGGCCAACAATACATAAAGGGGATTGCCCCGCGAAAATCGTGTCATATACATCTGACAGGAAGATGCCGTTGAACGCCTTACGCATCTCCCCGGAGAACTCAGCCACGTATGCACCGTCCCTTTCCATATCGCTTTTAGGGGTCCCGTCCGGGTTCAGTTCTATACCCTCCGGGGGACTGTAATCCTTGAAATGTCTTTGCACATCCAGCACGCGGTTGATGATTTCCGGGTCCGCCGGGTTAAACCGGATAATCCGGGTCGGGTCGTCATTTACCGCAAAGCTCTCATAGCCGTCATCAAATAACAGACTCTTCATTTTTTTCGCCATCTGATATTACCTCCTCTTCTTTGACTGCCAGCGGCACAGAATCGGCCGCCGGCATTGCTCTTCATACATCTGCCGTGAACGTCTTTGTGGCAAGCACGAACTTACCTTTGACACGGTTGCCCGTATGATGTACATTGAATGGAATCTGGTACCCTGTAGTATCTCCGCCATAGCTGGATACCTCAATGATTGCATCCTCTTTGTAAGCCACGTATGTGCCGTCTGCCGCCTCAACCGGGTCCCACAGATGAACCTCCACCACACTGGTTTTTAAATCATCCAGCGTCTGCCGTTCGTCCACAATCCCCTGCAGACGGTCAAACAACGGCTCTCCTATCTCTGCATAATATGGGTCAGCGGATGCCTGAGGCTGATAGCTGTCCAGGTTGACGGATGTCTCTCCCCATATATTGTTTTTGGTTTCCACGTTGGCATTCATTTCCACAATGTACTCTTCCAGGTCCTTCCCCAGCCGGCTATATTCGGGCTTCCCCGCGGATGGAAGGGCTGCATCAATATAATGAGCCATCCACTTTCTTTTGATTTTTCCTGCTGCGGGAATTGATTCCGCAAACAGTTGCAAGTTCATTTTACGCATGTTTATTCCTCGCTTTCTATTTGGTAGGTCACCTGTATCTGTATCTGGTACAGGATTCCGTCATTAACAGTCTCACCCATGGGCTGCATGGCCATTGCATTGGATGTGGTGGCTTTTATGAATCTGGCTTCCAGCTCCTGGTTGCCGATATTGGCAATTATGCCGCCCTCTTCAGGCAGCTGCTCCAGCCAGTACCCCAGCTCCAGCAAAAAATTGCTGTTGGCCAGCCGGCAGTAATCCGTAAAGGACGGTGCCACTGCGTACATAGCAAAGTTGTGGCGCCGGGTCTGGTTCCCCAGCATGTCCTCCTTGACAAGGCTGTCCCCATTGCTGGACAGGCCATAACTGGAGCCCGGCTCCGTGAAATCCACATGGATATCTCCATCAACCAGGAACTCCGATATCTTCGGATACTCTGTCAGTTTCTGGCGCATAAAATCTATGATTGTCATACCTTCCCTCCTCTATTTACCAGGGCTTGGGCCGCCTGCAGTATATCATCCTTATGGTCGGCCTTCATGCGGTCAAACCACTTCTTGCCCCGCATAGGGGCGCCGGCATAGGTCAACTCCCGGTCTGTGGGAACCTTGATTTCATTCTCTTTGGCCCAAGCACTACCCGTTGTCGGGGACACGTATAAAATGCCCTCATGCAAATAATGTGCATAAGGACCAGGTATGTCAATCTGGCCGGAGCCAATTACCGTAGCCATGACCATCATATGCTCCAGCTCCCCTGCCTGTCTGCGCGGCATGTAGTCGCTCATATACCGCATGGCCTCACTGTCTACCAGTTTCTGCACGGGCCCTTCAGGTTGCAAGCCGTGGTTTCTTTTGATGGTTTCCGCAGTGCTGATGTTGAATTCCACCTTCATAGTCTCATCTCCTACTTACAAGCCAGCTCATAATGCTGCACGGACTCGCTGCCATACAGCCGTTCATCTACCGTGACCACTGTCAGGAATCCATGGGCCGCCTTAAGGGCCGTCAAAGACTTCGACATGGCCTCCTGGCTGCTGCAGTCTATCTCATCCTCAATGATGCCCTTGACAGCCAGGTCCTTACCCTGTGTCAGTTTTATGGGACCGTCCAGACTTTCCAGTGGGATGACCAGGAGGACGGATGTGCCGTCCCGCTGGCCAGTCTTAAGATAGGTGGACTGCCTCACATCCTCCCAGTACACGCCCTCTATGGACATCCTGGTGTACTTCTCCACCTTCCCATCCTTGCTGTACAAGTACAGCGTCACATCTGCATTGGTATACATATCACACCCCCTGGTAACACAGGCCGGTATCTTCCAGCCATTTCATGACAATGCTACGCTGTTCCTTGGCTGTGGCCTGCGCCGATTCTTGTACGCTTCCGAAGCTGACCGAATAAGTCCCAATCTTCTCAGATACCTTCCCTCCAGATTCCTTCTGCTGTTTCTCTCTGCAGTACTCAGACTCAGCCAGTTCACAGCAGCACATCTGTACCTCATCTGGGATTTCTACCACATCCTTCAGGCGGTTGAATGTATACCGGTCAATGACCTGGCTGGCTGACCTGACATAAAAATGGAAGCCAGTTGTGATGACCGGCTTCCTCCCCTTCAGGTAATCGTTGATATAGTACATTTCATCTGCGTAAGCCTGCATCGTTTTGGCCTCCTTACTGCTTAACCAGGGTTACATCCTTTGTCACTGCCACATCTGCTACGGTCACGTTCTCGGTAACCTGGCTGTAGCCTGACTTCTTAATCTTCGCTGGATATGTCCCTGCCCGCAGGTTGAACTCCGCCACGCCGGACGCGTCTGTCTTAACCCTGGAACCATTCACGTCTACAATTGCCCCATCAATAGCTACTGGTGTTTCGGCGTTGTCCTTAACCGTAAAGGTAACCTTCTGGGTAACAGCTGGGCTTGTCGGCTCCAGATATGCAAATGGACAGCCTACGCGGTCCTCGTCCATCCTGGTTGCCGGGTTAGGCAGTGCCCACCCCATCCGGAATACGATACGCAGGGCAACCATATCCTGCTGCGCCAGGTTGTAGACGATTTCCTTCGTTGTCGGGTCCTGGATGACCCCCTGGTCAAGAATCTTCACCGTCACATCCTGGCGGATGGAATATACCGCCTGCTTGAAATCGCCCACAATCAGCTGCGCAATGGTGTTGTCATAGGAGCCGTTCTGCGGAAAGTACATGGGCGCCCCATCCAGCGCGTAATTCGTGGAACCCTGCATATCAGATTTGAAGATGAGACTGCCGTCCTCTGCGCGAATGCCCCTCAGTTTTGCCCTCATGGTCATGGCAGCCAGCGCACCGGTTGCCATAAACCCATCTTCCTCAACCTTGGAAATGACGCCGCCCTCACCCAGGAGCAGGTTATAATAATCCGGACTGGAACCTACAGCCACGTTATTACCCGCCTGCCTGGCCAGCGTGATGATGTCATTCTGCCAGTTACGCGGGCGGTTCACGCCGAAAATAATCGCACTGTCCACGCGCTGGCCAATTGCCTCGTTGACCCGCGGTGTAATCTCACCGAAAATGTCGAACTCTGCATCATCCAGAACTGCCTCAGGAATCGGCACGATGACTGCCAGCTCCGCAGCCTCAATGAATACGTTATCCCAGGCCTGCCTGGTGGTCTGTTTCATCCCGGTATCACCGTCCACCCAATATGCAGTCGGCAGGAAGTCAAGCACCCGCATCCGGGTCTGGTTACTTGTCATGTTCGGCAGCTTCCGTGCCAGGGACATGAATGTGGACTGCTTCGGTGCATCCTGGAAAATGGTCGATATGACCTGTTCGCGGATGATGGCCTCCGCGTCGGCCCTGCTTGTAATATTTACTGGCATAATTTACCTCCTTATTCTCTGCCCAGAATACTTCTCAGGGCATTGTTTGCTTGTGTCCTTGTGTCATCTGTTTTCTCACCACCAGGCCCAGGAGTAGGCGCAACCACCCGGGGAATACTGACGTCCTGAAACAGATAACCCTTATCCTTCTTAACGGCTTCCAAGGCAGCCTTGATATCTGTTTCCTGGTTCTTGCTCCCCTTGAGTTTCTCCACATCCAAAAAGGGCATCACCGCTTTAATGTCCCGGGGGTTGAATCCCTCCGCCGTAACTTTCAGCAGGTCGTTGAAGTCCCTCTCTGCCAGCTGCTTCTGATACTCAGCGTCTTTATTGGCCAGGTCTGTGGTCAGAGTCTGTATCTTCCCCTGGAGCTCCGATATGTTTACACCTTCAAAGCTCTTAAGGGTAGCCTGTGCTGTGGAAAGCTGGGTCTTGTATGTATCCCTCTCCTGCTTGACAGCTTCAATGTCATTCCCGTTCTCAGCCATGATGCTGTCCACCTGCTCCTTGGCCAGGCCCATGTCCTCTAAAAATTTACGTTTCATACTGCTCCTTTCTCACTACGCTTTTCTACGGGGTCGCGTCCCTTGTGGTGGTAGTTTTACGCCGTTCCGGGCAATTTTAAGCATAATAAAAGCACCTGACTAATCAGATGCTTTGCTTTCCCATTTGTATTTATAATCCTTACATATATCCTCGGGCAGCTTTTGAGCCAATACTATTTCTCTTGGTATGCCTTGGGGATATACGCTGCATTTCATACCCTTTTCACAGTATTCACATTTTAGGCATATAGGAATCACAATCACTACTTTCGCCACCTTTCAATATGGTTTATAACTAATCGTTTAGCTTCATCCGGAACAGCTTCATTATTTCTCATTCTTACAAATGCTTCGGCCAGGGTTTCAAATCCATCCTTCATGGAATCCGAATATCCAGATACTCCTGGAACAAATTGACTTTCCAATCGCTCTTTGAAGGCATTATAACCAGAAATAGTTTTAAACTGTTGACCTGTCATTACGTGGGTCATTTCATGGATAGCATGGTCCTTGATGGTGCGACCGGCAAAGTATCCAGTCTCATAGCCAGCCTTCACAATCCTTCTGAAATCAGAGAAATTATAGCCTTTATTGATTACGAACTCAACTTCCCTTGACCCATGATTATCAACTATCCTTGTCAAGTATGGGGTATCAGGGTATCTGTCACTCACATCCTGCACTAACGCCCGGTCAATCCGGATGTCATATTCCCGTTTAATCTCGTCTATTCCTGATTGAATTTCATCAACTATATCCGGAGTAATATTCTTCGCATTTAATGCTTCATTGGGGAGCCTTATTTCTTTTATTATATCAGTTTTAATATCCCCCGCAACAACATCTTTTGCAATCTTCAATCTCTCCCGTTGCTGCCGCAGCCCCATCTCCTTGGAGAAGTCCACATAGGTCTTATTGGTCAGCCTCAGACGGCACTTGGCGGCAGTAATATCCTCCTTATCTGCTCCGGCCTTTTCCAAAAGCTCCACATCCTGCTTCTGCTTCCGGATAGTACGCTCCAGTCGGCGCTGATACTGCAGGGCCGAATAGGTGTCGTACTCTCTGCCATGAAAAGGTTTCTTCTCATTTTCCCGCCGGTTCTGCTCCGCCAGCCACTCATCCGTGTACTTACGTTTGGATATACCTGGGATGAAGACGAAGGCTATATGGTAGCAGTTGATTCCCCCAAAACCTAACATCTGTCCTTTTCCACAGATTGTCCGCATCTCCTCCGAAGAATACACGCGACCCTGCCACGATTGATGATTGAGATATCCGGTCCCGGTGTTCCTGGCGCCCATGTGCCAGTCTACTTCACAGTAATCTGTCTGTAGTTCCTCCATGTTCTTTTCGTTGACTTTATCCGTCATCTGGGCCACACCGGTCATTACCGCACGCCTGGCTGCCACCTCGATGCGGTCAGACTTCCCGGATGCATAATCCACTGTCCGGATGCCGCTGGCCGTCATCTCGTCAATCACCTCACCTATAGCCTGGCTATATGTCCTGGTGCCAGTGGTGATTCCCAGCATGGCCTTGTCCAGACTGCGCTCCAGGTATTCGGACATCGGTGTAAACACTTTCCTGCCGCCGCCCATCGGCACGTTGAAGCCCGTGGTCTGGGTAATGTTTTCCAAGGGCCTCAGACTGTCCTTAGTCTGCCTCCTGGCAGCGTCCACAACCTGCCGGAGCCATTGGTTATCCTTATAAGACAGATAGTCCCTGCCGGCAGCCTCATAGATTGCTTTATTGCGGATATAATCAGACCGCGCTGCCTGCTCATAGATGTCATCCACCTGCAGGTCCGTCTTTTCCAGGGCCTTGCCAATCATCTGTCTGATGCTGCTACGGCTCTTACCAATGGCATCCATCCTGACCAGCAGCCAGTCAATGACTGGAGTAATCTGTGCGGCCTCCTTGATGCGCTGTATAATTTCATCCATGATAGATAGTTCAAGGTCCGTCATAGTGCGTTCTAATGGCTTTGGCAGTTTTTCCAATTCCTCAGGCGTCATGGCATCACTCCTCCGTCAATGCCAGCTCCGGCAGGTTCCTGGCCGCCTCCTCCAGCGTCTCCCCATACCATTTTGACCGGTACTCTGCCAAGGACATCACCCCCATAGCCACATCTGCCCGGTCAGTCTGCCGTTCAGTCTCGGCATCCATTATCACGCTGTCATCCCAGTCAGATGATACCTCATAATCACTTCCGGCTGGAATAAGCCCATACAGTGCCGCCCAGAAGCCCATGGCATACACCAGGTCCTCCAGGGCATCCTGTAATGCCATCTGGGTATCGGACACCATCACATAGGAGCGCTGCCGGCTGGTTTTAATCTCAGTGGCGGTCTTATCCACGCTCTGCGGGTCCGACAAAGTACCGTAAGCCAGGTTACAGTTGAATTCCACCAGTTTTAGCTGGTTGTTGAATCCATTAAATAAAGCTGTATCTCGAATCTCTGGGCTGAATGTATCAATGAATGGCTTATCTGCAGCTCCAGTATTATATTCCACATCCCGGTATAACCGCTCATGACCTCCAGGGTACTCAAACTTATCCCGGGCCTGGTTGTACTTAAGCAACGATGACGCTATATGCACGGCCAGCTGTGTACCCTCATACTCCCAGCAGATATTGGAATACCGGCGGTCCGCTTCCCGGATGAGCCCGATGGCCCTGGAGTACACGGATACCCCCAGGGGGCTGTCAGAATCATCCGCATTGGCCAGTGGGACCTTAAAGTATCCGAACAGCAACCGGTCCGCACCCTCCAGGGACAGTTCCGGAACCAGTTCCGACCATCTGTCAATGGAGCTTACAGTCACCTCACTGCCAAGGCTGTAATCATTGGTGGCCACAAACGCACGGTTGGTGATGTGTACCCGGCTCCCCTGCAGCGTGTGTATCTCCAGCCTGGTATATATCTTCTGCCCTTTACGGAACTGCTCCGTGAACACACACTGTATAATCCGTCCGGAACTGTCAAAAGACAATGGGAAGAAACAGTCCGCCTGTACAAACTGTACCTCAATCCCCTGCCGGGTGATGTACGGCTTCATGACCAGGCCACCTTTCGCGCAGCCGTACTCCACATACCGGCGCAGGTCCTTAAGCACCTTACGCTGATATTGTTCATTCAGGTAATTCGCCGCTGGCCCACCTGCCACCTCTGACTTAAGTTCCAGCGTCACCAGACGCGCAATCTCAGAGGCGATGGCCGGGGCAAGGCCGGCACTGAGCACATCCTTTTCATTGACCCACGGGGACCGGTTCCCGTACATTCTTGTCCACAGTTCAATCCGGTCCGCCATCTGGGATGTCAGGCACACATCCACCTGCGTGTCCGCATCCTTATTCAAGACATTCGTAATTAAGTCCAACATCTTGGTGAATCTCATCTTCCCCTCACCTCCTATCCATACTTTATGAGTCTGCTAATCTGCCGTTCAAATGTATACTCAAAGCTGTCCAGGCTGTCAATATCGCTTGTACCATCATCTAACCGGACGTTCTTCGTCAATTCCTTTGGGTCCCACACCGCTGTACTTAGGGCATCCACAAGGCTCTGACACTCTCCCTGGACATAGTAAAAACGCCCCTGCGCCATCAGTATGGCGGTGGCGTTAATCCTGTCATTAATTTCAGTTTTCAGTGCATTTTCTACACGCACCCATCCAAGTCCATGCTTACGCAGACTACTTCGGATGCCAGATATCAGCGTCTGCTCTGCACTGTCTGCATAGACCGTTGTAATGTACCCGTACCTGCTGATAATCTTCTGGCAGAAGTTACAGAACATGGTCCCCAGCATTTCTGGGTCAATCTCTATCTGGTTCCCCTTCTCGTCCTTGCAGCCAATCCATTCCGATGCCAGGACAGCTACGTTATGGTATCCCCTGGTGATGGCTGTGGCCGTGAAAGCATGGCCGGAACCACTGCCGCCAAAGTCAATCCCCAGGATAATCTCCATGATATCCTTGGGCTTATCAGACAGGCGGAACGTGTATTGCTTGGTACTTGTATCATCCGCAAACCGGCGGTAGATGAGCCCATTGGCCACCACACGCATCCCCTTGATGTCCCGCAGGTACCAGATGCTGTTCTTGTCGTACCTGCTCTCAACCTCCCTCAGACGCTCCTGGGAGATGTTGATGTTGTCATAGATAGTACAGTGCATGTAGTTGTATCCGCCAGGGAAGTCACCCACATCGGCCTGGGCCTGGTACTTATCTATGTAATCTGAGTAGATTGGCGCACGCGGATTGTCCGGGTTAAGGTCCCAGAACACTTTCAACCGACGGGCAGCCAGCTGACGGTTGAATGCCTCCTTGATGGTGTTGTCATGATGCAGGTTGATTTCCGTTGCAATCCACATACCATAGGAGTTTCCACGGATTTTCTTATAGCTGTCTTCCTTGGCGGCGCCAGCAAAGATGATTATCCTTTGCTTCCACCTGGTATCCGGACCCTTGACAAACAGAGCTTCGTTATCCTTGTACTTCCCCCAATGGCACTGTCCCCGGAATATCCATTCAAGCCCAAAGCCATTGGCATCCCCAATGTTAAGCTTTGCATTGGCCATCGTGGAACCGGTAGCCAGGTGAATACGGTCCGGTGTAGTCTTAAGCTCATGTGCAAAGGCAAACACGTTGTCAACCGTCTTGCCTGCACGGACGGCCCCCTCGGCCACGTTATACATGCTGGCCTCGCACTTGCGGATGTACTCCTTATGCTTTTCAGAGAAATTAAAAGGAATGGTCCTTTTCCTGGTGAACCGATTAGCTACTGCCATAGATATCCCCCTCTATCCCGTCCATATCCTCCAGCTCCTGGTTGTTCCCAGTAAGCTTATCTGTCTGGGCCCTCATCTGTGCTATCCGCGCCTTCTGCTCCTCGCTGGCCAGTTCCCAGTTTTTATGCAGGAGTTCATCATACTGTTTGATAAGCCCCTCCAGCGTCTTCTGGGCCCGGGCCTGCGCCTGCAGGAAGTTGCCCTGCTTGTCCCAGGCCTGCTGCACCTCCCAGCGCTCCTCCGTGACTGTCTCGCCGTCCTTCTGGCCTATCTTAGTGATGGTCACATCCTTCTGGTCCCTCACATACATGATGGACTGTGCCCGGATGATGGCAGCATAGGCTATCTGCACCTGGTCCCAAAGGATGTCCAGCGGGTCCGTGGGCATCTCCTGGATAATGGAAACGGTCTCCTCAGGCAGGTACTTGCTGAAGAAACCGTATTTTTCTGCGTTCTTATTCTGTTTCGGCGCCCCATGGCCAACAGCATTTTGATTACCTACAGGAGCCCCTTTATGATTAGTAACGTTACCTTTTGCATTTGGTAACGTTACTTTATCCCACTTGTCTTGATTTTTCCATTTACGAATCTGTTCTTCTGATACCTGCAACTCAGCAGCTATATCTTTCAACTGGCGTTTCCGCCCACTGTCCAGCCATAGCTGCAGTGCTTTGTCCCTGTTAGGGCTCCTGGGTCTTGGCATAATCACCACCTCTTGTCATGGCATAATAAAAGCACCTGCAGGTATCCGCAGATGCAAAAAAATCTTATAAATATCTATATTTTGCTTGACATATACGTACGTATATGCTATAATTAAATCATAGAAAGGAGGTGATACGGAATGGATAAACAAATAGGCAAGCTAATAAAAGTGGTTCGAGCACTTACACAGCTTGCCTTAGAAATTGGAACTCTCATAGCAGTCATTAAAATGATTGTAGAGAGTATCCGCTAACCAAAGGGGAGGGAAACCTCCCCACCTAAAATATAACACATATCCATTCTAAAAACAATATGAGAAGAAATGTAAAAAACCTATTCCATCTTATTGTTTCCATCCTTTGGCTAATTATCATTGTCATTGGTTTAATCAAACTCTTATTTTAAGGAGGCCTATCATGCCAGAAGAAAAGAAATATGCGTCTCAGCAAAAACACCTGCGCACCAAATATGTTCGTTTCCCTCTCGACCTAAAGCCTGATGTCCTAGAGGCATTCAAAGCCAAATGCGACGAGCTAGGAACCACTCCCACAACGGAAATCAAAAAATTTATAAACACTTTCATTTCTGAGGATGAGGCGGCCGATTAGGCTGCCTTTTCTTTGTTTGTTTTGGGGTATGAAAAGGGCCGTCCGGAGGTGGCTCTAAAACTCAAATTCTATTTTCATAGCTTTAAACTCTTTTAAAACTTTTTCTCTCCAGCCATCATGCTCATCAGCTACTATGTAAACGCATCCTCCTAAATCACCAGGCAAATCAACGCCTTCTTCATACAGAATAATCACTCTATCCGATCCCAACTTACCACAAAAATATCCTGCTTCAAAAACAACATTTTGCCGTGCACGTGGCTGTAAATTATCGCTATCTTTAACTTTCCCAAGGTCATCCGCTGTCATCAATATTATCGCACAAGATACATCTGAATATTTTTCTATTTTTTGCAAAATTGCGTTTGTTCCGCAATTTGCCATCTCGTGAAGTACTATTGGCTGTAGCGCTCTACTGGACAACCAACTAGACACATTATACTTTAAGCTACTGTCATGGCCATGCACTATAAAAATATCCTTACTTTTCATGTGTCCTTGCCTTCTTGTATTTTCCTTTAAACTGTTCATTTTATTAATTTCAATATCTTCCATCACCAAATCTAATAATTTCTGAAACGCCCTTTTACCATTTTCCCAATCTTTTTCTGTATACACATTTGTATATATATTATCTATGCTTTGAAAATTTATTTCATCTATTTTACGTTTATACGAGTTCACAATACCGAATACATTTTCAATATACAAATTAGCTTTTTGTATGGCCGCCTGCATAGAAATCTTA